CACAAAGCCCAACGATGGCTTAACGACACCCGCGCTGATTACTGGTTTTCATTAGTTGTGGTCGCCTGCCGCCCGATGCGCGGCAAGTGTAAGCCCCTGCTGCAAGCTATAGCCAAAACTTCCAGACAGCATTACGGCGCAAAGTATTGGCGACACCCAGAGGGCCGCGCCCTGTTGCGACGTGAGCTGTCTCTTATGGGAATTGTGTGCCCGCCAGAGGGCGCGGCGCTTGACTTTCTTCCGCTCGCGCAAGCCTAAAGTAGTGGAGTTGCCATGCGAACAATAAACCACCTATACCGCCACTCGGATGGTATCGAACTGGACTGCGAACTAGAGTATGACCCCGGCCAGACGGCCGACGAGATAAACCCGCCATTTCCGCCCGCGGCCTACCTGATCGCCGCTAAGGTGGCCGGGGTAGATATCTACCCTTTGCTGGCCGATGGCCTGGTGGCGTCGATCGAGGAGAGCGCCGTATGGTCGCAGGAATCCTAGCGGGTATACTGGTGGCGCTGCTAGTGGTCTTCCTCGATCTTTAGCAGTTGCCATCTCCTGTTTTAGCCCCGGCCTTACCCGCCGGGGCTTTTCTTTACTTGACCCGCACCATCAGCGCCGGGGGCGCGTCTTCGACCATATCGCGAAGCTCCGATTTGCTGTGATGCACCATATCAGGCGCGCAGAATATGTGCTTCCGGTTATCGTGGGCGCGTGATTTGAGGCGCCCGCAATCGACCCAGCCGGCCTCCTTGAGCGCATGCAGCAGGGCGGCCTGAGGCACCTTCACGCCAGAGGGCGCCGCGCCCGCTACGCGGTCGCAAAGGGCGTGGAAGGGGGAGCCGACGACGCCCTTAGCGAACTCACCCCGGCGGGCGCGCATCATCTCGACCAGGTAGCTCTCGGCCATGCTCATGCCGTGTTCGACAAGGTTGGCCTTAAATTCCGTCCAAGCGGGGGCCGCGGAGGGATTGAACGCGGACACGTCACGCTCGCGCAGCCAGGCGGCCACGGCCTCATAGCCGCCGGCCTTGTACCAGCCCCACAGCCGCGCGGCAGCGTCCGGGGCCATGCGGGGGGCGGTGGACCAGATGCAGAACCAGCGGCGGTCCTGGGAGTCGAGGGAGATCGGCACGGGGTCGTTAGAGAACGCGAGCACGAACATGCGGTTGAGCATGTCGTAGGGGTGCAGCCCCTTGCGGTTGACGGTGAGCATCTCCGGGGGCGCAGCGATGATGGGCTTTAGCTTGTTCGCCAGCGCCCGGCGGTCTTTGGCCTCCGGCTCTTTTAGCTCGTTGAGAATCAGTATCTCGGACTCCAGCGCATAGCCCCACTGGCTGCCAAGGGTATCGTTGTCGAGTAGCCCGCGGTTTTTCAGTTGCGGCCCGCACACGGCCCAGATAAACGGCGCCCAGAGGGTATCCTTTCCGCAACCCTGGTCGCCGCCGTGGAGGACGGCGTGATTGATCTTGACCTCGGGGTGCTGGACCTTGTAGGCCATCACGTCGAAGATATGCTCGCGCTCGGACGCCTCGGGGATGAGAAGCTCGCAGTGGGCCAGCCACGGGTTGATATCGCCGCCACCGGAGACGGCCGGGCGGGCGTCGCGCCAGCGGTTGCCGTACACGTCGCCGTCACGGGCCACCAGCACCCCCTCGCCGGCGGCGTAGGTGATGCCGACCAGAGCGCGAGCGCCCATCTCCTGGCGGTTCTCGTCAAAGCAGACGCTCGCCTCGATCTTGGGGCGCTTGCCGTGGATCGAGCGGCACTCGACATGCCGAAACAAGGCATTGAAGGTCTGCCGGCTCACCTCCCGGCGGTCTTGCAGATCAAAATAATGGTCGCCGTTTTGGACGTAACAGAACCGCGTATACCAGTCGGCCTTGGTGGTGCGCCCAAGCTCTTTACGCTCGACCTCGGCGATGACGCGGGCGGCCTCGTCGGGAAACGCCTTGGTGGGCTCTAGCTTGCCCAGCGCGTCGGTCATCATGCCGGCCAGTAGCTCATCGCGCAGGCCGGGGGCGTGGTGCGGGCCACCCTGCTCGGCCACCCACTTGAGGAACGTGGTGCTGTCGAGGTCAATGCAGTGGCTGTGCAGGCAGCAGAACGCCCGCATGGAGGGGTTATAGCGCCCCTCCGGGTTGCCGTCGCTGTGCTCGCCGCTGTTGGGGCAGATGATGCCGGCCCAGCCCTGCGCGTTAGGCTTGGATAGCAGCAGCCCCTGCGCCGAGAGCCAGGCCAGCACGTCGTCAGCGCCGTCGTCGGAGACGCGGATCGGGCGGTAGGGGTTAGCGCCGGCCTCGGACGGGATGACGCCCAGCGCCTCGCATATCTGGGGCAGGGTGAACTGCCGCTCGGGGTGGAACTCGACCAGCCGGGCGGCGAAGTTGCCCCGGCCGGGCTTCATGTTCACGCTGCCGGGCAGGCGGAAGTTGCGGACTGCGTTGATCGCGCCGCGGTCGCTGTAACCGGCCTCAGCGATCGCCACGATGGCCGCGCTGTACTCGGCCTTGGTGGGCTGCTCCTCGGTGAAGGCGTAGCCCCACTGGAAGCTGCCCTCCGAGGTTTCCATAACCCACGTCGGGAGCAGCGGCGGCGTCTTGGGCGCCTTCTCAGGGTCGCCCACGTCGTCGAGCACCATGCAGAGGACGTACTCGCAGTTGGCGGCCGAGGCGCTGACCTTGCCGTCGGTAAAGCGGTCGAGGATGAAGCTCGCGGTGTTGCCGTACCACGACTGGCCGTCCTTCATGCGGTGCGTGGGTAGGAACGCCGGCCAGGTGGCCTTGATGCCCCCGTCGGCGTGGAACTGCATCTGACCATCTTTTAACTGTGGTTTTTGCCTGACAATCAGGAACGTCTCGCCCTCGGGGGCCAAACTGACCATATAATCCAGAAAATCCATCGTGTTGCTCCTTTGGTGAAAACGCCCGGCAGGCCACTACCTGTCGGGCGTTGTTGTTTCTACTTCCCGTAGCGGGTCATGATTTCGGCTTCAACGGCCAAGGGGATGCCCTCGGCCCATGCTGGTGGGGAGCACATGATACGCTCCATTTCCAGCTTGACGGCCTCGGGATTGTCTGTCTCGACGACGATCTCATCATGCACATGCAGCACCACGTCGTCGATCTGGCGCAGCGCGTGGCGAAGGATGTCGTTGGCCGTGGCTTGGGTGATGTTCTCACAGGCCAAGCCCTTCCAGAGGCGGGCGCGGGGCCATTCTGTCGCGTCGGCGGCGGGTTTCCACGATGCTTTGGCGTAAGTCACCCCATCGCTTTCCAGCCGAGCGTAGGGATAGCATAGCACGCGCCGCGACGGTAGGACGTACCACAGGTGCTGACCGTCGAACATGTACGCCACGCGCCCGGCGTAGAACTCGTGCCCGACGTTACGCATGGCGCGGGTGTACGCCTCCTCTAGCTGCTGCCAGAAGCGCACCGACCACGGGTTAGCCCTGCGCCACGCCTCGACGATGCGCCTAGCCTGCGCTTCCTCGAAGTGCACGCCGTAGGCGCGGCCCATCGCAGCGAACGCCCCCACGCCGCCGGCGAAGCCCAGCGCCAACTCCTGCACCTTGCCGACCTGGCGCTGCTCGCCTGTGACCTCCTCGTAGGCCACGCTGTAGGTCGCAGCGGCGTTCACCTTGTAGGGGTCTAAGCGCTTGCGGAACACGTCCAGCTTGGCCTCGCCTTGGTCGCTGGCGGCCAGCCACGGGTTGACGCGGCCCTCGATGGCCGACCAGTCGGCGACGACGAGGTGCTTGCCCTTGGCCGGTATCAGTGCGGGCCGGAGCATTCCCCGTAGAACATCTGTAACTCGGCGTCCGTAAGCTGGGACGATAGCGTGACCTCGGACCATAGCGGTTCGTACTGCATCAGGTTCCTTAGCGCACTTGCGAGTGAAGTTATGCACTTGGAGGCCATAGCTCGACGCACGACCTGTGGCGGCACCCCCAGCGAAGACAAAAGCGCCGCGGACTCGACAATCCTCGTCGTCTGCCAGGTCTGCCATGCGGCTGAACTTCGCAACCGATGACGCCCATAGGTCGTCGGCGCACTGTATAACCTCGGCAACAGCGGGCGGTATCTCATCGGGGTTCTCCATCGCGAGCAGGTTGGCCCGCACAGTCTTGTCAATCGAATATTTGCCGTTGACCATCATCAGCTTTTTGGCCTGCTCGCCGACGCGCTCCAGCACCCACTCGCGCATCTTAGGCGAGCGCACCGAGGCGATCTCGCCCTCGGTCAGTTCGGCCACGCGCTCCTCGATCTCGATCAGCTCGTCGTGGGCGTAGCGCATGGCGGCCTTGGCGAGCGGCACGTCCACCAGCACGCCACGATCGTTGATGCGCTCGTTGACGTGGTAGTCGGCAAGCTCGTCCTCAGACAGCGGGCGCATGGCCTTGCTGATCTCGCGCATGGCCCTGACGTCCTGCTCGCAGTAGCGAATCATCTCGGCCATCAGGTCGGCGTCCTCGCGGAACTTGCCGTCAGCCTGTGGGATCGACAGCAAGCGGATCAGTTGCGCGCCTCGGTGGTCCTTCTTCATGCTGACGCTGGCGAAGCGCCCCACGTCCTCAAGGCTGCCAGGCGCGCAGTTGGCACGGGCCTGCGTGGCGGTGCAGACGAACTGCTCCAGCTTGAACGGTATTTGCAGGACGTACCAGAATATCAGCCGCTCGAAGGCCGCATTGTGAGCGTAGATCGGGCCTTTGTGGGCGTAGATGCGCTCGGGGATTGGTTGCCCCGGCACCCACGTCTGCACCTCATCATAGCCGAAGGCGTAGGACATGCACAGCACCTCGGTGCTCATGTCCTGCGCGTAGTTGTAGACGCCTTTGGCGCCGAGGTCTACCCGGCTGCGCGTCTCGAAATCGCAGTACAGGATCATAAAAGAGGTGGGGCCAGCCCGAAGGCCAGCCCCTGTTCTCAATTAGGCCGCACGACGACGACGGCCAGCCGCAGGCGCAGCCTCGTCAGCCTCACCGTTCATGCTGACCCACTCCACGACCTCGAACACCGGCGTATAGATACGGCCGTAGCTCTTGTGCGTGTAGTGGTCTTTGCCCAGCTTGACGACGGGCACCGGCTTGGACTGATCCTTCTCGACCTGCGCGGCGATCTCCACAGCCAGAGCCTGCACGGCCTTGCGGCCGCCGACGCTGGTGGTGGTGAACCGCGCTTCCATGCCGGCGTCTTCGCCGCTGATGCACTTCAGGGACAAGCCCGTCTGCGGCTCCCAGCCCTTTTTCGCACCGTGAGGCGCGGCCTCCAACTCGGGCAGCGGCTCGGTGACAGGCACCAGCTTCTCGCCAAGCACCTCGCCGTCGCCCCAGGCGATGAAGCCGTGGACGAAAGAGAAGGGATTGACAGCCCAAGTTGAGTCGGCCTCGGCCTCGGTCTGGTCAGCGCCGAAGACCCAGTGCCCCGTGCGGTCCATCTTGATGATGGCCGTGGTCGAGGCACCTACGTCGGTGGCGATGCTACGCAGCGCGGTCGAGAGGGAAGTGACAGAAGGCAGGTTAGCGCCAGAGAACTTTACGAGATTAGACATGTGAACTCCATTACAGTTTAGAAAGGGCTTTTGACAGCCCGATGAACGACTGCACCGCTGGCCGGGGGTCATCCTCCGGGGCGAGCGTCGTACCTGACGACTCGGACTTGATCAAGTCCTCGGGCAGTTCGCTAAAGCGCTTTTTGAGCGCCTTCTCGGCCTGCGCCGGTGACATGATCGTAGTCTCGACGACGACAGATTCTTTCAGACCGAGTGAGAGCAGCGCCTGCTTGGCTTTGCTCTCATCGGCCCACTTGCGTCGCGCTTGCTTGTTTACAAGTTTATACCCCGGCACCTTGATGTTTTTCTCAAGCATGCCAAAGGCCAGCGCGCGCAAGTCCTTAATCCATTCTTCCAAGAGGTCGGCATTGTGCAGATACTGGCCGAGCGTGTCAACGTCCAGATTGATCAGTTGCTGCTTGAGCGCCCGGTCCACAGCGCCGGTCATCTGCGGGCACACCGGCTTGGCCGCGCACCAGCGGCAGTGGTCGCCCGACTGTAATGGCGCGTCCTCCAGCAGCGCGGTCTTGACCGCCCGCACCAACTCGACCTCGAACTGGGCGATGCGCTCCTTGGTCGTCACCCAGCGCCTGATCGCCGGCGGCTGCACGATGATGCACTCAATCTCGGTGGCGCCCTCGAAGGCCCATTTGAGTTCATCGGTCCGCATGGCCGCGGCGGCGTAGAACATCAACTGCGCGTTTTCCTTGGCCTCGACCACCACGCCGTCGCCAAACTTCCAATCTAGAACAATAGCGCGATCATCAATGCGGCCAACCAAGTCAGTACTACCAAACACGCCAGGAAGAATATCTCCGAAACCAACGCGTGTTTCAACCTCGTAAACCAACCGACCGTGGGGATCGATCTCGTCGAGCGCGTCCAAGGCAGGTGCAATCTTCTCATCGTAAAGCTCCTGAGTTAGTACATGGTCTTTGTGTTTGTACTGCCCGATCACGACGCCCTGGTCGAGCAGGATGCGGCTGATCACGTCGTGCAGCATCGTGCCACGGTCAGCGTGGACGCTGGAGGGCTGCGGGGGCATCTTCTGCACCAGCTTGACAGAGCCGGGGCACATGATGACGCGCTTGGCGGTAGAGCCGCCGACGATGGATGAGTGTTTCATGGTGCTCATCATAGCACAGAAAAAAGTAGTTGCACAAAAGTTTTTTACCCCTTATGATCGCGGCTCCCTCAATCAACTGGAGTACCGTAATGGAATTTCACATCAGAGCCAACAGCGACGATTCGGTCTTTGTGCAGCCGTATGACAAGGACGACAAGTCGGTCTTTTTGTCAATGTATCTTCGCCGCGCCAACATTTCTGTTCTGTTGTCCCGCGAGCAAGCGCAAGAACTGATTGCTGCACTGCAGCAGGTGACGGCATGACTTGGCCGTTCCCGCCGCCTGGCGGCCCCGTGCCGTGGACGCCCGCGCAGGAGCGTGAGTACCAGCGCAAGCAACGAGAGGAGGCTGAAGATGCCCCCTACTGACAGAGAACTGATGCAGCAGGCGCTGGAGGCGCTAGAGCTGCTTGCTAGGTGTGAACACCCGTTGACAAAAATACAGGTTCGCAAGCCCCGAGATGGTGGTTCGATAGTGACTGTGTACCCTCATCAAGTGGCAACTGATGCGGCGGAACTATTGCGCGAGAGGCTGGCGCAGCCAGAGCAGGAGCCGGACATCCCCGAGCGCCCATATGAAATAGGCGCAAGGCTCGCCAGACAAGGCCACGGCATCTCTGCCATTTGGGGGGCGGTGCAATCTGATTCCGACATGGCAGAAGCGCAACGTGGGTACGAAAACGCGCTGGCAGAGCAGGAGCCGAGCGAGGCTGTAAAACTGAGCCGCGCTGCGCAGGCTCTGTACGCAAAACATCCGACGTACCGTGGCGCAACGCCGCTGACTTGGGATGCAGCTCCAATTGCAGTGAAACGCGAATGGCTGGACAAGGCAAAGCAGGCAGCGCAGCCAGAGCAATGCCAGTACCCCGACTGCAAGTGCGCCACAGAAAATCCATGCTTAAAAGGGCTGGCGCAGCCGGTACGGACGCATTGGGAAGGGTGCGATGAAGTGCATCCTGAGTGCAAACAGCCGCGCCGGGAGTGGGTGGCGTGTAAAACGCTGTGTGAGTTGTGCGTCAAGCGTGGATACACTTTTTGTGCCAATGCAGTCAAGACCACACCAATTAACGCCCCGCCACAGCGCAAGCCGCTGACGGAGGAGGAGATTGAAAGGGCTTGTGTTCCGCTTGGTGCGGCGATGCTGTCTTTTACAGAAGTGGCACGAGCCATTGAAGCCGCCCACGGCATCAAGGAGAACACATGACGAAAGATGACGACGACACCCTGTGCTACCGCTCAGAACTTGAGGCCGCCGTCAAGGCGGCGTACAAAGACTGTGCCCAGATCGCAGAGACAGCCGAGCCGTACCAAGCGGCTGACCTGATCCGGGCGCGGGCGGCGAGGCTGTTCGACGACTGGGAGCCGAAATGAGAGAAGCGGCCATCGAGCGGTACTTCGTTGCTCAGGTTAAGGCCCTCGGCGGTATGGCCTACAAGTTCACCAGCCCCGCGCACCGAGGCGTGGCCGACCGCGTCGTCTGCCTGCCCGACGGCAGCACATGGTTTGTCGAACTCAAGGCGCCAGGCGGCCGGCTGTCCGAGCTACAAAAGGTCTTTCAATCCGACATGGCGCGGCTGCGCCAGAACTACGCTTGCTTGTGGAATAAGGATCACGTCGATGGTTTCATTGCGTCCGTATCAAGAACAGGCCGCTGACTTCCTGTACGCCAACGACCGCGCGATGGTGCTCGCGCCGGTGGGCGCCGGCAAGACCGCGATCACGCTGACGGCCATGCGCGACATGATCCGCGACGGCGTCGTTAAGCGCTGGCTCGTCATCGCCCCGCTACGCGTGGCGCAGACAGTCTGGCCGGTCGAGCAGCCTAAGTGGGCGCCTAGCCTGACGATGGCCGTGGCCGTGGGCACGCCCGCGCAGCGTCTGGCCGCGCTCGGCAGCCGCGCCCAGGTCGTCGTGACCAACTACGACAACCTGCAATGGCTCGCGCAGCAGGCGCTGGACTTCGACGGTGTGGTGTTCGACGAACTCACGCGCCTGAAGAACCCCTCGGGCGCTCGGTTCAAGGCCCTCGCCAAGGTGCTCGACTGCCCGGTCCGCTGGGGGCTGACCGGCTCGTTCACCAGCAACGGCCTGGAGGACGTCTTCGGCCAGTGCAAGATGATTTCTACTGCTTTATTGGGCCGGTCCAAGGGCGCGTTCCAGCAGCAGTACTTTTACCTGATCAACCGCGAGTTCAACGACTGGCAGCCGCGTCCGGGGGCGCTGGAGGCGGTCATGGAGCGCATCAAGCCGTCCACCTTCGTGCTGGAGCCGGGCGAGTACAAGGACAAGCTGCCGCCGCTGCACACGGTCGAGGTGCGGGTAGACCTGCCCGACCGCGCGCCTTACGAGGAGATGAAGAAGGACTTCGTCACGCGCTTTCCCGATGCGACTGCCGTGGCCGTCAACGCTGCCGTGGTGACGCAAAAGCTCTCGCAGATGGCCGCTGGGTTCGTCTACACGCCAGAGCCGGTCTGGTTCAGCGGCCACAAGTTCGACCGGCTTGAAGAACTGCTGGCCGAGAACCAGCAGGCCAACACTATCGTCTTCTACAACTTCATAGAGGAACTCAATGAACTCCAGCGACGCTTCCCTCACGCCCGAACGGTTGACAGCATTGATGACTGGAACGCCGGACGAGTACGCCTGCTATGTCTACACCCCAAGTCTGCCGGACACGGGCTTAACCTCCAGCACGGCGGCCACCACCTCGTCTGGCTCAGTCTGCCCTGGTCCCTCGAATTGTTCGAGCAGGCCAACGGACGCCTGCACCGATCCGGGCAGCGCCACGCCGTCTGGTGCTACATCATGATCGCCAACCAGACGGTAGACGAGAAAATATGGGCCGCGCTGCATGACAAGCGCGCCCTAAGCGACATTGCAATGGAGAGTCTGAAATGAACACAACCCGAGAGAAAATCCGCTCGACGAAGGCGCAGTTCCGCATCGCCGTCAAGCAGTACAACCAGGCCGCCCGGCTCATGGAGCGGCTCAAGAAGTCCTTAGAACAACTGGAGAAGAAAGATGCACTGGCGCGAGCTAAACAAAAAGTTAAATCTGCTCACTGAGCAGGAGGTGCTGGCGCTGCTGGAGGCCGAGCGCCAAGGCTCGCGTCGCGTGACGTTTTTGGAGCGCCTGCACCAGCGGTACACCATGCTGCGCGCGGCGCGGGAGCGAATTGAGCTTATGAAGGAGGCTGTTAAATGAAAGCGCGTATCCTAGACCCTAAATTCAAGTACGTGCCGGCAGCGGCAACGGACATCCAAGCAACCTGGCGTAGATTTGGCTGGAGGCCCCTGAGTGAAATGCCCGATATGCGAAGCGTGGACAGAAGTAAAACTGACGAGACAGAGGAACGGCGTCGTACACCGATCACGCGTGTGCGGTAACGAGCACAAATTTTCAACTGAGGAAAGACATGTCCCCACAAAACCTCACGGAGGGGCCAGACTTCGCAAGCTGGAAGCAGGAAAACCTAGTGAAGTTCGCGCAAGAGGCGTACGCGACGCTGCGCCAGCAACAGGATGACATCAAGCATTTGCGGCTTGATTTCCGCACAGCGATGGAGGCGTACCGCGATCTGTTACGCCGTTAGCGTTTTGGACTCGGCCTCCACCGAGTCCAAGCGCCGCATCCAGCCTTTGCCAAAGGTGGCGAAGGTGGACAGGCTCTTGTAGTGCGCCTCGCGTAGGTCGCAGAATTTCTCGACAATTTCATCAGCAGGCATTGCAGTTACTGCCGCCAAAGTCCTTGGCCCGATTGCGCCGTCTGCGGTCACTCCCACGACTTGCTGAAGAAATCGACTAGCCCGACCAACACCAGCATTAACGGCACAGTCAAACACACAAAAATCAACACCAGAAGGAAGGTCATCGCCGCGCACAGCGTCCCAAAAACGCTTCTTGTACAGAGGAGTAACCATTTCAACGGTAAGTCCACGCATATCTGCTTCAGTGGCAGGTTTGCCAGTCCATTCTTCCCAGACACGTTGCGTCACTCCTAGGTTGGTCCGACCGCCAGGGTCGGCCGGATGGTTGACGTAGCCGCCTTCGTACTTCAAAACGTGCTTAATAGCCTCTTCCCAGTTGTGCCTCATTTGCTGTCCTTGGTGTACTTCATGTCAGCCAGCTTCTCAACCGTGCGGCCACCGAAATAGGCGAGGAAAATGATCTGCCCCCACTGCCCGAGCAGTTGGACGTAGGTTTCCTGAGCGTGGTAGCCAAAGGCCGACATCGCGGTGAACAGGAAATAGGCGACGAAGATGGCGATCAGCGCCAGCGGGCGGATGTTCTTGGACAGCCACGAGTCGCTGCCCATGTCGGAGCGCCACCGCTCAGTGATGTTTGTCTGCTCTACCTCGTAGAGCTTGGTGTCGTTAGCCATCTTGGCTAACTCGCCGTCTTGGGCCATCTTCGCCAGGTCCATCTGGGCCTTGGCCTTGGCCTCTGGGTCGGGGATCAGTTTGTCAATCAGCTTGCCGCCGACATCGAGTAACGCTGCGAGTGGGAACATATTACACCTGCCTTTGAAGTGCATCCATCACAAAGTAAAACGTGACCCCTAGGACCACGACCGTAGCCACCACGGCCACGCTGACCAAGATCAAGTCGTCCATCTCAGCCTGGCGGCGCTTCTGCTCCTCCTTGCGCCTGCGCTCGGCCTTGGCCGCATCGGCCTCCATCTGCTTGGCCCGAGCCGTGATCCGCATCCAAACGTCCATTTTGTTGCTTTGGAAGAAGAGCATCTTGACCTGCTCCTCAAACTCCCTGGCCTGCTCTAGTGCCATTTCCAGTTCGAGCGCCTTGCCGAGCGCGGAGCCTTTGAACTCTCCGCCCTTGGCCTTCTCAACAACCTCTATGGCCTGGGCCTTGGCATCGAAATACTGCCCCAGCACCGGGCCCAGCGACTGCACGTCTTGCACAGTCTTGACGGCCTTTTTTACAAGGTTCACCGCCGACGAAACAGCGGCCAGGGCGGTGATGGGGTCGATCATTTCAGCTACCTTTGAGGTGCCCTGCTACCCACGCGGCGAACGCGCCGACGCTGCTGGCAATCGTCATGCCCATCCAGAAGCCGCCTTTGCCCTTGTTAGCCATAGCAATGAGGTCGTCCAACTGCGCTTCCATCTTGTCGAGCTTGCGGTCGATGACCTCGAACCGGCGCTCGTAGTCATTGACGCGCTGCCACATTGCACCATACTTGACGGGATCGATTTCTCCAGGCTCCATGATTACGCCTCATCTGCTGGGAGAGGTTGGTTGCCCTCGGAGAGCCACTGAAGATAGGCTTGGTAGTCAACATTTTGAGGGTCGAAGGGGATGCAAGCGCCATCAGAGGCGCGTATTACACAATATGTTTTTAACTGATACATTCTAAAGCTCCGAAGAAAGTGTTAGAAATGTAGACATTGTGTTTAGCAATATAAATCTGTTATTTGGAAGTCCAGTAAGATTTCCAAATTCAAGAAACACACCAGAAGATGTTGAACCGCCAGCAACCGCTACATTCCCAGCACTTTGTGTATAACTCGCGGTTCCCGGATCAGTAAATGCAAGTGCGCCAGTAACTGCATAAGTTGGTGTTGCGCGCATTTCTGAATATTGAATATTTGAAAACACTTTAGTTGTAGTGCCGCCAGAAGTCCCATTTATTGCTTTGATAGCCTGATAATACCGCTGACACAACCCCAACTCAGTCCCATACGGTCTGCGCTCAAACGCCGAGGCGTTCGTGCCTGCTTCTAGCTGTACGCCTGTGATGTAGAAGGTTGCATTGAGAGTGGAGATAAGGTCTACAGAGCCTGTGCCAGCCCAGTAGCTTCCTGAAGTCCATGCTCCAGCGGTTGTTTTTAGAGATGATCCAGCACCCAGCGACCATGTAACAAAAATTCCAGCTGTGTTGTCTGTTGCCCATGTGCCAGTAGTATCTCCAGCAACCGTTATTGTTTTATATTCAAATGTATTGGCTGCGCTTATTGTGTAAGTAAAAGGGTAGGAACGATCCCCCGCTGCGTTTCTAAAAGAACCTCCAAATGTCCCGGTAACGCTAGAGCGCACCCAAAAAGAAAGCGTAACAGATTGCGCAGATGCAGTGCCCCACCCAAAGTCCGCCACATTAAAACCTTCAATTCGCTGCTGAAGTATATATCTTTGCGTCGAACCTATTGAAGCATCCGCCGTAGTAACGGTGGCAATTATTGAATTTACAAAACCTGCTGGTGCCGTTGTGCTTCTTTGAATTGAAAACACACCGTCTGTTGCTTCGCCAGTACAGTTGAAACGATCAACCGCATAAAAATTTGCGCCAGTATTTACCGAAACACTCGCCCCAGCATTCCTCTGGTCAATCACCATACCGCCGTTGATGATGCGGTTACGGAACCCCATGCTATTAGGCGGCGAGGCCACGCCGAAAAGCTGGGCGTTGCTGCCGCCAGAGGCGTCGTAGTAGTTATTCGCGCGGACGGTTGACATTACAGGGCCTCCACAATGGTTTTCAGTGCGGCCACATCAGGCGCTGCGTCGATGTCAGCCTGGATGGCCGCGTACTTCTGACGCACAGCCTGGCGGGCCGCTTCAGCGGCTGCGGCCTCCGATGGAATTGTGGCCTTGATGTCCAGCGGCGCGAACTCTTGGGCGCGGGCAGCGCGACGCATATCGTGGGCGATAGCCTTCGCCTTGTTGATGTCGATTACGATGCCCATGACCATGCTCCTCGGAATGTGCGATCAGACGGAATGTCAGCGACATCCACGATCTGGAAGGGTTTGCCCTGCGGCACGTCCTTGGCCGCGATCTCTTCAATCGTCAGGCCGCACTCAGGGGCTGGGATGATCACGGCCACGCCGCCGTCGTCAGTGGGGTAGATGATTCTCATAATTGCTCCTTAGCGGAAGACGGAAACAAAAACTTGAGCATAATCAGTTAAAGTCCCGGCGGAATCCCGAAGCACAAGATCAGCCCTGCTTGTGGATGTAACATTTGTTGCTGTTGACCTGCCAGAAGAGTTTGAGACAGGGGCATAGTTTGTATCTGGCATCGCAGTTGTGAAATTTACGCCGTACTGCCCAGTGCCATCATCGGTGATGCTGGACACGTTGCCGCTTGCACGAATCGCCACAGTGCCGGTGCCGTTGAAGTTGACCCATGCACGGCAACCGTAAGCTGTGGCAACAGAGCCGTAACCAGAGTTGAACGACAGATCGCCGCTAAAAGTACCCGTGGTGCCAGAAATAGCCCCACCAGAAGTTAGAAGCGTCCCCGTCTCATCCGGCAGCGTGAGTGTGCGGTTCGTGTTGCTGCTGGGGCTGGCAATCGTGAAGATGCCCGTGCCACCGGCGTTAGCGCTCAGAGTGATGTTTGACATTATTTAGCCTCCAGCGCCGCGATTCGTGCGGTCAGGGATTGGATCAGGGCTTGTTGCTCTTGGATGGCTGCGGTCAACGTGGCGACCAAGAAGCTGGTGTCGATGCCTTGGTAGACAGGATTGCCGTCAGCATCTACAGCATCTTTCTCGCCAGTGACACAACCTTTAACCACTTCTTGCAACTCATGGGCAATAAAACCTTGACCATTTGAGCCATCTACTTTCCACCTGTAGGTAACAGGCTTTAGAGCGGCAACCTTTGAAAGCGCACCCGTCATTGGGGCAATGTCTTCTTTAAGTCGGTAGTCGGATGAAGTGTTATAGGCGGTGGCAGACGCAGTTACTGAAATGGTTCCAACGCCACTAGACTGTCGTCTAAAAATAACGACAGTGCCATCAGATGAAGTTCGATTAAAGTTAGCGCAGTCTGCACCCGAATTTGATGCAGTCAATCCTGTCGCACTGGCTGTAAATCCCGCTGTATTCAAATCTACAACCGTTTTACCCACCAGCAAGTTACCGCTGGAGTCAAACCGCGCAACTTCAGCACCGCCCTCTGCAAACGCAATCGTGTCAGCAGCAGGGAAGAAGATGCCGGTGTTCGTATCCGTACCCCTGATGGCAGGGGTGGCCGCAGAGCCGTCTACATCAGATAAACCGTCCGTGCCGCTCAGAATTAGTGACATTTTCGCTCCTTAAACAATCGACCAGACCGAGCCGCTGGACACAGTGACGGTGATGCCGCTGTCCACCGTGATCGGGCCGAAGGTGCCCGCGTTCTTGGTGCCGGGGATAGTGTAGTCTTCGGTTACTGTCTGGTCGTTCTCAAAAAACACCGAGTTGCCGCCGCCGCCGGTAGCGCCGCCGCCCAACGACCCCCACGAGCCGTTGTAGCCCTCAAATTTGGTCGTGGTGCTGTTGTAGCGGACCATGCCTATGTCGGGGCTGCCTGGCCGCTGGCCCGTGGTGCCGACGTTGAGCGTAGAGGCTGAGGTGGCGGTCAGTTCAATCGTGGTGAAGAACGCCGAGTTAGGCGCCGCGTTGCCGATGATCGGGGGTGAGGCGAACGAGGCGGTGGTCAGCGTCACGCCGATGTTGTCGGTCGTAAACAGGGGCACATCGTCGGCGTCCGTAACCACGTACTTGTACGAGACGGTATTGAGCAACCAGATGTTGCACATACCGCGCGAGTCCAAGATGATGGGGTTGGTGTTCTGAGTGATGCCCGCGGCGTCCACATACGTGGCAATCGGCGTCGTCGTGCCGGCCTCGTAGGTGTAGACCTTGCCGCCAACGAGCGGCTCACCGTTCGCGCCAAAGAACTGCTGTTTGGGGTTTGGTGAGAGAAGCGCCATGTCTTGGTCCTTGGTGAATTCTAGCTAATTGAAGTCAACGCGCAAGGGTGTTAGATTGCTGCACTGGCTCTGCCCGGCGAGACAACTCGTTTCCAAACTGTGCGGCAGCGCGGCCGTAGAACTGAGGCATTTGGTTCATCTCGCGGCTGCGGCGCAGCGCCATAGCAGCTTCGACCATTTCAGCCGCCTTGGCGGGGCTGGTCATTTCGCGGGCGATCTCCATCGCGATCTTGTCGTCCATTCTTAGCGCCAGCCGCTTGAACACATTGTTGAAGACCGTGATCGGAACCGACAGAAAGTTGGGCAGGGGAAGGCCTATTTCGCGGCCAGTTTCAGTGCCCAAACCGCGTATCTTAATGTCGGCCTTGGCGCCAGCGTCCACAAGGCGCTGGTACTCGCCCTCTCGCAGCAGATCGTCGCGAACGGCGTTGACGTGCGACAACTGTTGGGGCGTAAAGTCCTTGGTCAACTCAGCGATGCGCTTGTCAATCGCCAAAGCGTTCGATCCTGGCGGCAGCGGTGGCGCAAGTTTGTTCTGACTTGCAGCCGCAAGCGACTCAATTCTTGCCAAACGTGCCGCGTCCTTGGCTACTGCGTCCAGCCGAGGCGTGAGGCTCATGCCTGCCTCGTCGAGAATGCGGATCGGATCGGCGTACTTTTTCAAGAACTTAGCGTGTGCTTCTGGCGTCACGCGGCCGGCAGCGTCGGTGACTTCTCTGCGGTACAAGTCCTCGATGCCGGCGCGCGCCACGCGGGTAGCGTCGGCGTTTTTGCCGAACATCGTCACAAACTGCTGGGCTTCGCGCTCGCCCTTGGGCTGGAAGTACGTTTTAATCACGTCGTCCGGGTTAAGCCGAGGCTCGTTAAGCGATGTCTGCCTAAACAAGTTTGCGTTGACGCCGGTCTTGAACCGAGGCGCGTACTGCGTGCGGTATGTGTCCAGCGCCTCTGTGTACAGCGCCTTAGCCTCCGCAGGCAGGGTAGAACTAGAGTCAACAGCAGCGTCAATTGCACGGTGCAGCTTGCCGAGGTTGCGAAGCGTCACCGCTGCTGAAGGGTCACTAGAACGCGCCGCTGCTGCGATGTCAGCGTTAATGGCTTTGCGAACGTCATCGAGTTGCGCGAGCGTAACTTCAGGCGCTGCGGCAGGCGGAGTAGGTGTTCTTACGCGGGATGACACTAGACCTCTGCCAACAGGCTTTGCCGCAGGCGCAGCAGGCTGCAGCGACAGCAACTTAGTAACTGTTGCCGGCGCGGTGCTCGGGTCAAACGTAGACAGCTTGCGGCCCAAAATGGACTCGGCTTCACTGATCACGTTGCCGACATTGATCCTGGCGTCGCCTGCTGCCGCAAACGCCCGGTTGTACGCTGGCTCAGTAACCGTTAATTTTGCCGTTTGTTGCTCGGCTCTTGCCGCGTCCAACAGCGTTTGCCCTGCTTCGCGCTGGCTGACGTTTGTCAAACCAGACTCAATTCTCTGGTTAACTCTGCCTGCTGACGCTCGAAACTTTGCATCGGCTCGGGCTTGTTGGGCCAGCCGCGCTTGGTTTGTCTGGGCCGCCATATCCGCGTAAGTGTCGGACATCGCAGGGACTTCCAACGCTCTGGCTTGTAGCGTAGAAAACCCAGCACTGCCCGCAGGCGCAGCGACTTCGCCCGCTGTTGGGGCGGCGCCAGGGACGGCTGATGACCGCCCCCTAAGCGCGTTTACGATGTCGTCACCTTTGTTGCCAATCGCTTTGATGTACGTGTCTAGCTTGACATTTCTAAGCTTACTGGCGTACTCCATGCCTTTTCCAATTATCGGCGCGATGACCCCTCGGCCTGCGGCCTCCATCGTAGCGCCCTCAAGCACGTTTCTTGTTTGACGAACAGCAGATTGAGACAGCGTTTCAGGTGCAACGCCGCCCCCCACTGCGCGCATAAACTCTTTAGCGCCCGCGTAGCCTGCGCCGGCGCCAGTCACCATACCTGCTGGCCCCGCTGGCGTGCCTAGCGCAGCGCCGCCAACAGTACCCAAGGCTTCAACTGTAGGAGCTAAGAACTCTGCAATCGCGCGCCTGCGGGTTGGAATAGCGTCTTGCCGCGTTGCGGCGGCGGGCACTGGCCGACCGTAGCCGGGTATCTGGTCTACTGGAGAGCTAGGCTGCTGCACACCAAATCGCTGCCGAATAGCCGCTTGTGTAGCCGGGTTTGCGTTGGTGAAGTTGGGGTCTTGCGCCGAAAACTTGTCAAAGATGGCCCGTTTTGTCGCCTCGTTGGCGTTAACGTAGTTTGGATCGGTAAGGATTGAGGCCAGATTCGCCATGTTTGCTCCTTACCTAAGCAATGGGTTGCTTGTGTCCACGCCGCCGCCCGCTGCCGGCGCAGCGCGCCCCGCGCCGCCAGCAGGCGCTCTAGGTGTAAACGACGAGCTAGGTGCGGGCAGATTAGAAAATTGCGGAAACCGCTCAAAGTCTTCACCAAACTGTCTTTGATACGCGTCTCGAATGCGCGTCATCGCACCTTGAGCTTGTAGTTCTACCAACTCCAACTGCTTCAAAAGCGGCCCCGTACCTTTGGTTCGGTCAATAGCAGCAATCTGGTCGCGCAGAATTTGCCATTCTTGGTTGGCAATAGACCCGATTGCGCCGGTTGCGGCCGCTTGGGCTTTACCAAGGGCGGTGACCTTACCCTCTAGGTTCCTAAGCCGTGTTTCAGCCGCCGCCGCCGCGCCCTCGGGAATTGAGGGTAAAAACGTTCCGGTAAAGCCTGTGGCTCTTGACAAGCCAGGCTCTGCCCTCACAAAAGAAATGGAGTCAAGAACGTCTTGAGTGGTTTGAAGTGCGGCGGTAGCCGACTTAAACTCTTTTCCAAGTTTGTCGCGGCGCGCAACTTCCTGCGCTGCTGTGAGCGGTTTGGGTTGCGCCGCGCCAGCGCCTTCTGCGGCCCGCGCCGCCGGCCCGCCAGGAATAGGCTCCAAATCGCCCGTAGGCGTAAAACGATATCCAAGCGGCGCGCGGGCGGCAGGCGCAGCAGCAGTAGTTGCTCGTTCTTGCGACTGAGCCAACTGCGCTTGCGTTGGGGAGATGTATTGCTGCGTTTGACGGTCAAACACCAAACGCCCTACCGGCACAAAGCGGTCTGACAGCGCAACACTGGTCGGCGCGGTAAATATGGCCGCGCCAGTTCGGGGGTCAATAACTGTTTGGCCCGGCGAAACCGTAACAGGTCGATTCTGATCACCACGCAATGCGGCCTCAATTTGTTTGAGTATTGCAGGCGCATCAGGCGAGCCCGCGCGCGCGGCTTGGTTATACCGCCTCATCAGCGCGTCTACATCAGGTTGCGCGGCAGCGCGCATAGCGTTAGTCGTTGCAGGCGCAGCAGCAGGTGCAAGGGCGTTTGTTGCAGCAGGTACAGCAGCAGGTGCGACAGCAGCAGGTGCGACAGCAGCAGGTGCAGTAGCGGCGGGCGCCGCGTTGCGGCCAGCCGCAATTTCTGCTTCTGTCATCGGCCCATAAGATAGCCGGGCAGGCGGATTGCGAAGCATTTCGTCCGCGATCATGTTGTCAAAAGTTTGCGACCCTGTGCTTGTAAGCCCGCGAGGAATAGGTGGTTCGGTGACAGCAGCGGCGGGCGGCGCAGCAGCGGCAGCAGCAGGCACTGCCGACGACGTGGCGGCGTCAGTGGGGTAGTGTTCGCGTTCGTAAGCCTCAAGCCGCTGTTGTTGGGCTAAAGTTTCTCTAATACGCAAACCCTGTTGCAGATACTCTGGACGGCCAGACTTGATCATCGCGTCAGCAGCAGCGCTTAAATCAGGTGGGCCACCTTTAGCTACGATTGCAGCTTGAATCTGGCGAAGCGCGTCGCGGTCCTGACGCAACTGCTCAAGCTGCATCTCCGCAACTTCAGCTTGGCGTTGACCACCAACGATGCTCTGAATTTGAGCGTACTCGGCCAGCGCGTTACGCGGCTGATACTCAACCGTCGGGCGGAACGACATCGCGATCTGAGGATTGACAAGTGCCATGATTAGTAACTCGCGTAAGCAAAGTTGGACGGGTCATAGCGACGCCCAGCAATAGCCTGCTGCAGCAATTGGTTTTGCGCTTGGTTCTGACTGTAGTTCAGGTACTGGTTCAGGCCGCCGGTAATTGCGTTAGCCGTACCCATGTAGCCCGACGCGCGGGCTTGACCGGCTGCGCCAATCGACTCAGCCAAATTTGCACCAAGCTGCCCGGCCTGCCCAGCAAGTTGCTGCGACGAAGTTTGGCCCACGTTGGCAAGCGATTGCAGTGGGTTCAGCCGCGCTTGGCGCTCGGCTTGGTAGCGATTGAAAGCGTTCATGTATTCTTGCGAACCCATTTCTTGGCCGTACCGCGTCAACGCCTTGCCAGTGCCGCCGGACAACAAATTGCCCCGCGCCGCAGCCGACCGCTCCAGCGCTTTTTGGCCTTCTGACAATCGAAAGCCATAACCTGGGTCAGCTTGGAATTGCGCCATCCCGAACGGCGTGTACTCAGTCGCGAGCGGGACTAATTTGTTAAGCGCTTGCTCACCCGCCGCGCGGTAAGGCGCGCTAAGTTCTACTTGGCGCTCAAAAATTTCGCGCTGCACATCGCCGGATTCGCGCGCGGCGTCTACCTGCGCGCTGGCGGCCCTGCTAGAAGACCTGCTACCTATTAAAGCACTGCCGACTACTGCGGCAGCCATCCATCCAGCCATAATCTTTCTCCTTATCCGACGGCAAGGGCAAGCGGCCTGTGCTCAAACGCGCTTATCGCGGCATCTGTGGCTACCGCCTTGTCCACACCAAAATCCAAAAGCATTGACCGATACGCAATCATCGCCTTTTGCGCTTCTGTGCGGCTGTCACCAAGACCCCATGCAGGTACAACATACAACCTGTTCTCAAGTGTTTGAATGTCTTGACAATCATCTGGATTGTCGTACACGTCCACCCAAACCACTTCGTCATCAAACACCCGCCCCGCGCGCTGTGTGCCGGCCGGCGCGTCAAACTCACACGGCCCAGTCAAAGTCTTTACGCCGGCATCGGTTGTGACCGCAATGGTGCCTTTTTCTAGCCTTACGCGATACGCAACCTTATGCTCGGCTCCGGTCAACACAGTCCAAGGCGGGACGGTGATTTTTCTTTCGTACACGCCCGGCAAAAACACATGCTCTGTCACAATGTCGGCTTGCGGCATCTTAAACAATTCGTCTTGCAATGCCAACACCTTGTCAGGTGTGACGACTGCAAGATCAAACGGTTTTTCGCAAACCAGTTCCATCAAGTTACCTCTCGCCCGCTGACGCGCATGTTGATGGCACTCGCAGCACTGGCAATCGTTGAGATGAACGAGGCTGTCGGCATGATCTGTCCCACCAATTCAGGAAACGTGTAGACCTCGGCCGCCGCTAGACTTCTGGTCTTGGTGATCAAATTTCTATCGCCGGGGGTGTCCGAACCTGTGACCAAGTTTACACTGATTGTGGCTGTGCTACCACTAACATTTGTGGCCGTGAACTTGTCAATAATGGTCACCGAAGCGTTGCTGGGTACGATGTACTGAGTGGTCTGGGTGGTTTCCACCAGCTTGGCAGGCACTAGGTTGCGTGCGGTAACGGTCATGTCAGTTCCTTAAACAACAGCCCACGACGAGCCCGTCGGCACCGTAACGGTGACGCCCGAGGCCACGGTGACCGGGCCCGCAGACAACCCATTGTTGCCCGACGTAATTGAATAGTTGGCCGAAATCGTCGCGTTATTCTCCCACAGCCCCAACGACGTGATGTTGCTGCCGCCCCCGGCAGCCCATTTAAGGCCAGTTGCCGTGGTCGAATCGGCCGTCAGCACTTGGTTATTCGTGCCCACGCCCAACCGCACGTTGTCCGTGCCGTTGCTGACAATAATGTCGCCCTTGGTAGTAGTGGGCGACAAAGCGTCAAACGCCTCGGTTTTTGTCGTCTGGCCCGTGCCGCCGTTGGCAATTGCCACGGTGCCTGTCACGTTGGCCGCGGTGCCTGTCGTGTTCTGGTTGAGGGTTGGTACGTCTGCCGCTTGAATGGCCGACATTACTACGTCAGTGCCGTTGCCTCGCAGATAAAAGCCAGAAGTCGTGGCGCCAGCCAAGGCGTCCATCGCGTCCTGGCGCGTGGTCTGGCCCGTACCGCCGTTGGCAATCGCCACTACCCCGGTCACATTGGCCGCAGTGCCGGTCGTGTTTTGGTTAAGCGTCGGGATGTCCGCAGCCACAATGGCCCGGAACGTAGGTACGCCCGCAGTTCCATTGGGCGCGGCCAAGACAAAGTTAGCCGTCTTGCTGGCGTAAGGATTCTGCGTGTCGCCGTAGCCCGATGCAAGGCTGATGGCCGGCGTCGTGCCCCCGCTCGACACCACGGGAGACGTGCCCGTAACCGACGTGACCGGGGTCACAGACGAGGCAATTGTGATCGACCCTGCGCCGTTGGAGATGCTAATGCCCGTGCCGGCGGTCAATGTAGTTCGGGTAAACCCTGTGCCATTACCAATATCCAACTCGCCGTTGGCCGGGGTGGATGAAAGCCCAGTACCGCCATTTGCGACCGCCACCACGCCAGTCACGTTGGCCGCAGTGCCTGTAGTGTTCTGGTTCAATGTCGGTACGTCTGCGGCTTGGATGGCCGACATCACCACATTCGTGCCGTTGCCGCGCAGGTACTGGCCGGACGTCGCCGCGCCAGCAAACGTGTTCATAGCTGCCTGAGCAGTCGTCTGACCTGAGCCGCCGTTGGCGACAGCCACCACGCCAGTCACGTTACTGGCTGTGCCCGTGGTGTTCTGGTTTAGCGTTGGGACATCAGCCGCAACGATTGCACGGAATGTAGGAACGCCTGGCGACCCGTTCGGTGCGGCCAAAAAGGTGTTGGCGCTTTGGCTGGCAAAGTCTGACGGCGTAACAGCCAGCGTGCCTCCAAGCGTCAAACTGCCCGAGGTGGTGACCGTACCTGTCAGGGTCAGGCCGCTGACTGTGCCTGTGCCGCTGACCGACGTTACCGACCCACCGCCAGTACCCGCGCCGATGGCGGCGCGGAACGTGGGGGCGTCCATCGTGGTGATGGTGTTGTCCGCGTTGATCTGGACAAACGTGATAGCGCTGGGGTTGGGCAGCGTGAAAAAATTGCCGCCTACCGTTGTAGCGCCAAGCGAGGTGCGGCCAGTGGCAGCCACAAGGTTTGTAGACCCACCGTCCCACTGCAAACGCTCGGAGTAGGCCGTGTCCCATTCGCTCTGCTTGGCTGTCGTAGGGATAGAGTACCCGGCCGTGTAACTAACCGCTAACGTGCCAACAGTAGTGATTGGGCTACCAGAAACCGACAGCCCGGTAGGGACTGTCATGCTCACAGAGGTTACCGTGCCGCCAGCACCTGAGTCTGGCTGGGGTGGCGGGCCAAGTTGCAGGTCGTCTAGCGATACTTGGTTGCTCCCGCCGCCTGCCAGAGTGAACAAGTTTAGAAAAAACCGATACCACTCACGCGACATCACCCCGGTGCGGGGATCAATGATCCCGACACGGTTAGACGGTATGTTCGTGATGTTTGGGGGGCTAGGCATTGGTCGGCGATACGATCAGTTCGGCGTCCATGATAGCGAGTTTCACGGGGTCAGTGCCCGAAATCTCATACACACGGTCGCGTAATTTGAGCGTCATGCCTAAGCGTCGCCAAATGACGCGGCGGTAATATTCACCGACCTTGCCCACAGAAGTCCAGTACTCGTTGGACCACGTATGGCCGCCGTCATCCGACCACCGCAACATCATCTGTGGGTCGCTGCCTTGGCCCGTGTTAAGGCCAACACCCGCCTCGCAATCGACTTGCAAGCTGTGATGCGCGGTCCTCTTGAGGTTGTTTGTGCCAGGCGGCAGCGCCCGCCACGACCGCAGCCACTTTTGAATTTCGCCGTTATCGGCGTATTCGTCTAGGTCGAAGGCGTAAATGTTGCCGTTTTCAAAGTCGCCGACAATGACCTGGTTGTTGAAGACTGCTTGGCAGTTAGACCGATGCCGTACAAAGTTGCCGTTTGACCAGCCGGCCCGCTCATGCCAGGCTTGGGTAGCCACGTCGTAAACCCAAGTGGTCTGAGCAGTCGGGAAAATCAGCACGTAGAAGGCATGGCCGTCTTGCTGGTAGGTGTAGCCGATAGCGTCCGACAGATTGCCGTACTGCTGGATTTGCCATTCGATGGCGTGAGTTGAAATCCGTTGGCCGCTGTAGCCGTTGGATCGGTAGACGATACCCCGGCCACGAGCGTCGGACCCCAGCCAAAACAGGCC